GTTAATAAACACTAATGATAGCGAGATGTTGGGTATAGTAAAACAACGTATAAGTGAAACAACAGCAGGCGCAGTAGCAGCAGTAGTTACACCGGTTGGCGGAATGGTTAGTCGTCAAATGAAAAACAAAGACGGTACTGTAAAGAACGCTCTTGATACAAAAACAAATGTAATGGGTCATAAAAAGAAACGCCAGAAAGCTAAAAAATAAGACACATATTGTATAATTAATTTAGTAGTATACTAAATTGAGGAATACATGTCAAAAAAACTCGACCTAAACGATTATGTTTGTTTACATCCTTTTGAATATTTAGATGTTAACACATATGGCAGTTATTTGTGTTGTCCTAGTTGGCTTCCAGAAGAAATAACAGATATTAAATCAGGCAATCCTATGTCAATTACAGAGGCATGGAACGGACCTATTGCAAACAAAATTAGACAAAGTGTTCTAGATGGAACTTATGAATTTTGTAATCATAAATTGTGTCCTGAATTAAGCAAATTTTCTTCTGGAAAAATACCTGACAAATTTATTCATAAAAATGATTTTTGTAAAACCGAGTCTCCTGTTCCTAGAGAAATTTTATACGGACAAGATCGAAGTTGTAATTTAAAATGTCCTAGCTGTAGACCGAACGTAATACCAAACGAGCCAGTACATAGTACTAGGCATAGAATAAAACAAACTATCCAAAATGAAATAGAAGAAAGCTTCGGCCAAGGTATTCAAAAAATTCTTATGACAGGATCAGGCGATCCAATCTATAGTAAAATTTACAGAGATTTTTTAATTAATTTTGATAAAACAAAATATCCTAATCTAGAAAGTATTCAATTAGTTACAAACGGAGTTTTACTAACTGAAAAAATGTGGAATAGTTTTAATTGTCAAGAATACATAGATATGTTAGATATAAGTTTTGATGCAGGAACAAAAGAAACCTACGAAAATGTTACTAGATTGGGCGGAGATTGGGATAAACTAATAGAAAATGTTGAATACTTGGCTAGCCTCAATGATAAAAAGAGATGGTTTATTTTTAGCTATGTCGTTAGTGAATATAACTACAAAGAAATGTATCAGTTATATAAAATAATACAAACCATCTTCGAAAGCAGAAACGGAAAAAATAGATGGGATGTAAATTATAGACAGCACGTATATTGGGGTAGTGGAGCATATACATACGATGAAGTACAGCGTATAAGTGTATTTAATCATACGCATCCGGAGCATAAGAACTTTTTAAAAGAAATTTCTAAGATTAACAAGTTAAGCCATGCTTCGCACAACTTCCACCATTTATTAGTTTAGAGAGATAAATACAGTATAGAAACTTCTGGAGTTAAGAATGAGAGACAAAGAAATTAGAGAAGGTTTAGGCGAGCTTGCGGATATGGCCGAACGTGACCATGAAGTACAAATGGCACGTGCAGATCTTTATAAGTTAGCAAAATATTCAATTAAATTACATGATATGTTAAAGAAAATATCTGAGGCTGAAGGTCTTGAAGGCTGGCAACAAGCTAAAATTACAAAAGCAGCAGATTATATTTCGAGTGTATATCATTCACTTGATTACGACATGCAATTTGGCGAACAAGTTAAAGAAGGATTAGGTAAAGCAACATGCGGTTGTACTCCTGATAGCTGTTCACATTGTTCCGGAAAGCACACTCTAGAAGAAGTTGGACAAAAATGTTCTTGCTGTGGCAACAAGATTACAGAAGTAAAAGATGATATGAAAGAGTCTCTCTCGCTTGCACTTGAAAAAGCTGTATCTAAAGCACAGCAACGTTTTATGGGTATGGCACATGCTATGCAAAAAGGCGAAAAAATTAAAGGTGCTTCTCCAGAGCTTAAAAAAGTTGCAAAAGATATGAAAAAGTCTGATACTAAAGATTTTGCAAAAACTAAGCACAAAGGACTTCCAGATAAAAAGACAGACGAGTCAGGACTACAGCGTTACACAGGTATTAAAAAATACGGTAAAAAAGGTTTTGAAGAACTACAAAAGGCTGGTCGTGAAGGCGCAAGCGAAGAAGAAAAAGGCGCAATCAAAGACAAATATCTTAAGAAGAAATAATGAAAAAGTTAGAAATAGAACAAGCCGAACTAGTGCGAAAAAAGTTTACTCCAGACTGGGAAATTCGCAAAGGCTCATATCTATACAAGAAAGTTGCATTTAACGATTATAATCAAACACTACGTTTTTTAATGGCTATCGAAAAACCACAAATCAAACTAGATCACTTTGCTGACTTTATGAATTTCTATAACGAATTGACTATTGCTATCACTACACACGATGTTAAAGGTCTTACACAACTAGACTTTGAACTTGCGTTATATATAGACGAAGCACTAAAACAGATGGATGCAAGACAAATTGACGAAAGCCTAAGTGAAAAATGGAGTGCCAAATACAAACGATCTATTAATTGTAGCAATCCTAAAGGATTTAGTCAAAAAGCACATTGTGCTGGGAGAAAGAAATAATGGATTTTCACGCATTACAGAATAAACTTTTTGAAATGGATCCAACAGATCCAAGAGAAGATTTAGCCAAACTACAGCAAGTAGCAAAAAACGGCGGCAATGTAGAAGCTCCTCCTACCAAAGACTATTTAAATGAAAGTGTACAAGTAGCAGAAGGTAGTATGCCGTTAGGATTAGATAGTATTGCAGATTTTGCAGCACTAGCGGGAGTATCTTTAAATGAATCTCAAAAAACTGGAAGTGCTGGACAATTAAAAGGTAAAGATGCTTTTAAAACAAATACTCCAAGTACTACAGGCGAACAGCCGCATCCTGCTAGAAATAAACTAGTAGGAGAAGACGAAACTGATTTAATGCGTGGTATACAAAGAACACGCAACGATGTTAGTGACGAATCAAGTGTGTCAATGGTAAAATTAGCACTTGAAAATGCTGTGGATGGAAAAGTATTAACGCCTCAACAAAGAGATGCATTAAGTCCTTATGTTGATGCACTTATAAAAATATTATCTGAACCAAGATTTGCAACTGTGTTTGATAATATTGTAAAGATGGCTAATAAAGACGACGAGCCAAAAGAAGGATTTGCTAGCGATGCACAACGTAAAGCAGCATTTGCAAGTGGCTATAAGCCAAAAGACAAAAAGAAATCTAAAAAAGAATCTATGTCAATTAAAGATACTTTAATGGCACAATTAGAAGCATACGAACGTAAAGGTTAAATGAAACTTGTAAACTTATATCCAGAGTTTAACAATGATCCTTATCTACGCAACCCAATCGATCGACATTTAGTTGAAACATTACCGTTCAAAGACTTTGACAAGGACGGATACGAAGTTCCTACACCTCTAGAGCATTTACACTATGAAGCAAACGGTATAGAACTTAACAGAGAAATACAATTTCATATTGCACCAGTACAAGAGTGGTATAGAGACATAGAACAAAGTGAACACGGTCTTGTACTAGATCACTGTATGCTATTAACTCGTTATGCATTTGCGGATGCAGCAAAAGAACAAATAATAGAAGTTTCAAAAAATCGTCCCATATTACAAAAATTGTTAAATATCAAACCCAAATGGGGTATTGATTTTAGTTTAGATTTTGTAACACACGATATTGTTATGGAAGTAATACACATTGAACAAGACTTTGACAATCTTGAAGAAGCACAAGAGGCAAAAAAACGTCTTGAACAAATCATTGACAACACTAACTGGTATGACGGTGCACTAATGTTACATGCTCGCAAACACGAATGGGAAAACCTATCAAGCGATGACCATTCAGATTATAAAGCACAGTTCTTTGGTTGGCATCGTGCATTTGACAACAAAAAAGTATTTTCTACTTGACTTTATCTAAACTTTAAGCTATAATATAACTAAATTTAAATAGGAGATATCTATGAGTGGACGTTCTTACGGACCTGAAGAAAAAAAGAAACTTGAAAGAATTATTCGAGAAGGTGTTGATGTGCTTCAAGAAATTGAAGATCTGCAAGGTGGTATGAAAGACACTGTAAAGGCAGTAGCAGAAGAATTAGATGTCAAGCCTAGTCTCATTAATAAAGCAATTAAAATTGCTAAAAACCGTGACTGGGGTCAGCAAAATGCAGACTTTGAAGAGCTTGAAGCAATTGTTTCTATTACTGGATACGACAAAGTATAATGATAATATATCAAGAAAGTGTAAAATGGATAGGCACAATATTATTTTTTATTGCTGCTTTGTTACTTTCTACTAACTTTGAATATAGTCGCTGGGGCTTTGTTGTATTTGCAACAGCCCATATACTTTTAAGTTTATTATTTTTCAAGTTAAAAGACAAACCAATGTTTATACAAAACTTTGTGTTCTTGTTTGTAGACTTGTACGGAATATACAATTATTTTATACGGTAATAAATGGAATATACTTATGAATGGAGCGACTTTGTAGGCAACGTTGGAGTTGTAATCTTAGTCAGTACATTTGCCCTACTACAGTTTGGCAAAATAGATGCAAAGGGTTTTTGGTATAGCTTCAATAATGCTGTTGTTGCTATACTGCTCGGCATTAATTTGTACTACAAACCTAACCTATCCAGTATTATTATTGAAGTGTTCTGGTTTGCGCTAAGTATTTACGGACTGGTACAATGGTACAAGTCTCGTTCAAAAGAACATGTAGATGGTTAAGTTGGCCACAAGCAACGAGGAGAAAAATTAAATGCCATACGTAGATGCGATGTTTGATCGCGATCAAGATATTATCCGTGTCGTAGAGAGACGCGATGGTAAACGACAGTTTACAGAATACCCTGCAAAATATACTTTTTATTATAAAGACCCTAAGGGTAAGTACAAGAGTGTGTACGGAGATCCGCTGTCACGTATTGTATGTAAGAACACAAAAGACTTTCGCAAAGAAGTTGCCATTAACAAAGGCAAAGAACTATTTGAAAGTGACATTAATCCTTTATTTCAGTGTTTAAGCGAAAACTATCTCAATCAAGATGCACCTAAACTAAACATTGCGTTTTTCGATATTGAGACAGACTTTGATCCAGAACGTGGGTTTGCTGATCCGAGTGATCCGTTTATGGGCATTACATCTGTATCTGTATACTTGCAATGGTTAGAAACAATGGTGTGTCTTGCTGTTCCACCTAAAACACTTACTATGGAGCAAGCACAAAAAGAAGTTGAAGGCATCGAAGGTGTTGTACTGTTTGAGGACGAAGGCGAAATGCTAAACACGTTCTTGGACTTGATACAAGACGCAGACATACTAAGTGGCTGGAACAGTGAAGGATACGATATTCCGTATACTGTAAACCGTGTTTCACGAGTGTTGAGTAAAGACGACACACGCAGATTCTGCTTGTGGGGGCAGTTGCCCAAGAAGCGTGAATATGAAAAATATGGGAAGCAAGCTGTTACGTTTGACTTAGTTGGTCGTGTACACTTGGATAGTTTGGAACTGTATCGCAAGTACACATATGAAGAACGTCATACATATCGATTAGATGCGATTGGTGAGATTGAAGTAGGCGAAAACAAAGTACCGTATGAAGGTACACTTGATCAGTTGTATAACAATGACTTCCGCAAGTTTATTGAATATAACATTCAAGATACTGCACTACTTGACAAACTAGACAAGAAGCTACGCTTTATTGATCTAAGCAATAGCATTGCACATGAAAACACTGTGTTGCTACAAACAACAATGGGTGCTGTTGCTGTTACAGAACAAGGTATTATCAACGAAGCCCACAACAGAGATTTGCGTGTACCTAATCGTCCTAAGCGTGATGATACTGAAAGCACACAAGCAGCAGGTGCATACGTTGCGTTTCCTAAAAAAGGGTTGCACAAATGGGTAGCTTCAATGGACTTGAACTCACTGTATCCATCGGTGATTCGTGCGTTAAACATGGCTCCTGAAACTATTATAGGACAGATTCGTCCAGAGCATACGGATGCTCGTGTACATGAAGATATGACACTAAAGAAGAAATCGTTTGCTGGCAGTTGGGAAGGAAAATTTGGTGCAGAAGAATACGAAATGGTTATGGAGCAACGTAAGGATGTTGCACTTACAATTGATTGGGAGGATGGTAGGTCGGACGTACTATCGGGTGCAGAGATTTATAAGCTCATATTTGACAGTCACATGCCTTGGATGCTTAGTGCTAATGGCACTATATTTACAACTGAATTTGAAGGTGTAATTCCAGGTATCCTAAAGCGTTGGTATGCTGAACGTAAAGAACTTCAAAAGAAACTTAAGAAAGCAAAAGATGCACAAAACCAAGCAGAAATTGAATACTGGGACAAGCGACAGTTGGTTAAGAAAATTAATCTTAACAGTTTGTATGGCGCTATTCTTAATCCTGGGTGTCGCTTTTTTGATAAACGTATTGGCCAGAGTACTACACTAACTGGTCGTCAAATTGTTAAGCATATGAGTGCCGAAGTTAATAATGTTATTACAGGCGAGTATGATCATGTAGGTAAAAGTGTTATCTACGGCGATACTGACTCTGTATACTTTAGTGCTTGGCCTGTATTAAAAGATGACATAGAGTCAGGTAAACTAGAATGGAATGCTGAAAAAGCTATTGCATTATACGATCAAGTAGCAGAACAAGCTAATACAACATTTGAAAAGTTTATGGCACAGGCATTTCACTGTCCCAAGACAAGAAGTGATGTGATTGCAGCAGGTAGAGAAATTGTTGCACAGTCAGGTTTGTATATTACTAAGAAGCGTTATGCGGCACTGGTAGTTGACAACGAAGGCTTCAGAACAGATCAAGACGGTAAGCCAGGTAAAGTAAAAGCAATGGGTCTAGACTTGCGCCGTTCAGATACTCCTGTGTTTATGCAAGATTTTTTGAAAGAACTGTTGCTAATGGTACTTACAGATACTCCTGAAAAAGAAGTGCTAGATCGTATTACAGAGTTCCGCAAAGAGTTTAGTGAACGTCCAGGTTGGGAGAAAGGTTCGCCCAAACGTGCAAATAAAATTGGACACTATCAGCGACTAGAACAAAAGCAAGGCAAAGCAAACATGCCAGGACACGTTAGAGCAAGTATTAACTGGAATACACTAAAACGTATGAACGGTGACAAGTACTCGCAAGAGATTGTAGACGGTATGAAAGTTATCGTTTGTAAACTAAAAGCAAATCCGCTGGCATATACAAGTGTTGCTTATCCAACAGATGAGCTACGTATTCCAGAATGGTTTAAAGAACTGCCATTTGATGATGCGGCTATGGCAGAAACTATTATTGACAACAAATTAGACAACTTGATTGGTGTGCTTGATTATCCACTAGAGGATACTAAACAGCACACTACATTTAACAGTTTGTTTGACTTTGGAGACTAATGTGAAAGTTAAACTAGAAATAGAAATTGATACAGAAAGCGAACATGACCTAAATACTATTGAAGAACTAATTGAAATGCTGAAACAACTAGCGGAGAATATGCAATGAAAGTAGGATTTACTTGTAGTACATTTGATTTACTACACGCAGGACATGTACAGATGTTGCGTGAAGCAAAAGAACACTGTGATTATTTGATCTGCGGATTGCAAATGGATCCAAGCGTAGACAGGCCTGAAAAGAACTCACCTATACAAACTGTTGTAGAACGCTATACCCAACTAAAAGCAGTAGCGTATGTAGACGAAATAGTTCCGTATGCTACTGAAAAAGATCTAGAAGATATATTGACAATGTATCATATTGATGTTAGAATATTAGGTGAAGAGTATCGTGAAAAGGATTTCACGGGCAAGGATATTTGCAAGAAGCGGGGTATCCAGCTACACTTCAACAAAAGAGATCACCGCTTCTCGTCAAGTGACTTGCGCAAGCGAGTAGCAGAAAGGGAAAACAATGTGGACACTTTGGATCGTAAGTAGCGTTATTGGTAGCGCAGAACCTAAACTCACTCGCTACGAAACTTTTGAACACAAAGAAACTTGCTATCATGCTTGGAATGAAGTGAGTAGTGAGTTTACACAAAGCGAAACAGCATTTTGTGAGGGTCCAGATGAATAATTTTATTTTTGATGTCGACGGTACTATTACTCCAAGCCGAGGAGTAATAGATTCTAGTTTTGCAAAATGGCTTAATGACTTTTCTACACATAATGCGATATATTTGGTTACAGGAAGTGATAGATCTAAAACACTAGAACAAGTTGGACATTTTTATTATAATTGTGTAAGGGTTTATAATTGTTCAGGAAGTGATGTCTGGGAAGGTGATAAGAATGTTAGTACAAGTACATGGAAAGCGCCAAAAGAACTGTACGACTTAATGTACGGCTGGTTACAAGCAAGTCCGTTCTCAATAAGGTTAGGACGTCACATCGAAGAAAGACCGGGCATGATAAACTTTAGTATTGTTGGGCGAGGTGCAGGGCCGAAAGAACGTAAAATGTATGTTGATTTTGATATTGTTAATAGAGAGCGTGAAAGTATTGCATACCAAATTAATACAGAGTTTGAAAGTATTACTGCAACTGTAGGCGGCGAAACTGGTATTGATATTCATCCTACAGGCGCAGATAAAAGTCAAATTTTAAAAGATTTTGAAAATGAGAAAGTTGTCTTTTTTGGAGACAAAATGGAGCCAGGTGGAAACGACTATCCTTTAGCTAAACTACTTAAAAATCCAAGCAAAGCATATCACGTAAAAGACTGGAAAGATACATGGAGAATTTTAAATGAAAATTATGTTAACCGGTCATAGAGGGTTTATTGGATCTGCACTTTTAGAAAGACTTAAAAAGAACAATAGTGTAGTAGGTTTTGATTTAAAGGATGGATGGGACAGAGATCAACTTAACAACAGTCAAAATTTATTATATTGTAAGTTTAAAGAAGAGTTTGATTTAATCATACACCTAGCAGGTAAGAGTGGTGTGCGTGAAAGTTTATCTGATCCTGCGGCATACTGGATGAATAACGTAGAAGCAACCCGTAGACTGTTTGAACGTTATCCTGACACACGTATACTGTATGCAAGCAGTTCAAGCGCCTACGAGCCCGATTTGAACCCTTATGCGGCGTCTAAGTACATCATGGAAGAACTAGCAGAACGTTACAATGCAGGTAACATGCTAGGCATGCGTTTTCATACAGTGTATTCAGATAGCTGTCCTAGAGAAAATATGTTCTTTAATAAATTACGCAATGGCACATTAGAATACACTACCAAACACTATAGAGATTTCATTCATTTAAATGATGTACTAGATGCAATTGAAATACTAATCAAAAACACACATGTAAACGGTGTAGTTGATATTGGTACGGGGAATCCTGTTAGGATCCAAGACTTGGCACCAGACTTACCGGTTCGTCTAAATACCCCAGGAGAGCGAGAATGGACTTGTGCTAACACAGAAAAAATGAAGGCACTAGGCTTTAAACCTAAATACACGGTAGAAAAGTTCTTGACAAACAACAACTTAGGCAATATAATAAA